TTGAAGTTGCATCTGGTGGCGTTTATGGTCAGGTTCTTGATGTTGAGGGTACAGCAAAAAATGAAGCAGAGCTCGTTACGAAATATCGTGAGCTTTCTATGCAGCCTGAATGCGAACGTGCGATCGAAGATATTGTTAATGAAGCAATCGTAACAAATGAAAGGTCTGTTCCTGTCGAGTTAAATCTTGACGAGGTTGAACAACCTGCACGCGTGAAAAATCGCATTCGACAAGAGTTTGATAATATTTCTGAAATGCTCGATCTTTCGAATATTTCTTATGATGTATTCAAACGCTGGTACATCGATGGTCGATTGTATTATCACATCATGATCGACGAAAAGAAACCACGCGAAGGTATCCAAGAACTGCGATATATTGATCCTCGTAGGATTCGCAAAGTTCGTGAGCCAATCAAGAGCAGTGCTAATAAACCACCGCCACCTCGTGGGTTAAACCCTGCACCTGCATACAACGAATACTACCTGTACAATCATCAGGGAATCGGAAGCCAACAGGCTCAGCAGGGAATAAAGATTTCACCCGACAGCATCTGTCATGTTCATTGTGGCTTGATGGATGGTCGCAATAAAATGATTCTTGGTCACTTGCAAAAAGCAATCAAGCCAATGAATCAATTGCGTATGCTCGAAGATGCTGTTGTCATATATCGCCTCGCTCGCGCACCCGAGCGAAGGATCTTCTACATCGACGTTGGTAACTTGCCGAAGATGAAAGCGGAGCAATACCTGCGCGACATGATGACGAAACATAAAAACAAACTCGTCTATGATGCAAATACAGGCGAGGTCAAAGACGACCGCAAGTTTATGACGATGCTCGAGGATTATTGGTTGCCTCGTCGTGAAGGTGGTCGCGGAACTGAGATCACTACACTTCCTGGCGGTCAGAACCTTGGCGAAATGGAAGATGTAGATTACTTCCGCAAAAAACTTTACATGGCACTCAATGTTCCTATTTCTCGACTAGAAGCTGATAACGCATTTAATCTTGGTAGAGCCAGTGAAATATCACGCGATGAGCTGAAGTTTACGAAGTTTGTGAATCGACTGCGAAATAGGTTTAGTATGTTGTTTGACGAGTTACTCGAAATCCAACTTGCGTTGACTGGCGTTATGTCTCGCGCAGAGTGGCGTTCGATTAAGAACAATGTGAAATATGACTTCATGAAAGATAACTATTTCACAGAACTCAAAGAGCAAGAACTTATCAATTCTCGACTTGCCATACTTCAACAAGCAGAAGCATTCGAAGGAAAGTTTTTTTCTGCTGAATGGATTCGCAAGCATGTTCTTAGATTTACTGAAGATGAGATCGCCGAAATTGATGCTCAGATGAAAAAAGAGCAAGGTGAAGAGCCACCTCCGCAGCAAGATCAAGAACAGGAACAAGAGGAGCACATTCCAAACCTAGAGGTATTGGAGGTCAAAGAAGATAAACCGCACAGTGAAGAAGAAAAAAGACTTATAGAAAGTATGACACGGTTTATGGACTCAATGGCTGATGACCCCAAGGAGGTTTAACCTCCCATGAAGCCAACACTTGAAAATGCTAAGTTGCTTGCCACTCTTCTTGGCATAGTAAATAAGCAGAACAGTAAAATCAAAGATGATCTGTTTGAGCAGTTATATAAAGCTGTTCAGAAAGATATCAACGACCAAACAGGTATTCAATATCTTACAGTTGAAGGTGTTGAAGAACCTATTCCCATACAAGTATTTCGCGGAGAAAAAGGCGATCGCGGTCCTGAAGGAAAAGCAGGTGAGCGAGGGTTACTTGGCGAACAGGGTCCACAAGGCGAACGTGGTGAACGAGGCGAACGCGGTGAAATTGGTCGAGTCGGTCCCCAAGGGTTACAGGGTGAACGTGGTTTACAGGGTGAGAGAGGTGAACAGGGTCTTCCAGGAAAAGATGGTAAAGACGCCGATATCGGTCCAGTAGAACAAAAGTTTCAAGATCTTTATGATGATTTCGTACGAAAGATATCTGCCCAAGTTACACGCATGGCATATGCTCGTGGAGATATGGGTGGTGGTTCTAGCTCTGGTGGCAGCGGTGAAGTTTGGCTCAAGTTTTTAGATGATGTTGACTATAATAGTGTTGGGTCCCCAAGTGATGGTCAATCACTTGTCTGGAATAGCACTCTAGGGAAATGGCAAGCAAATACTGTAAGTGGCGGCAGTGGTAATGTTTCTAATACATACCTTCAAGCAACTTTTGTTTCTAATACAGCTTTTCAACTATTTGTTGCCAACACAAATGCTTATATTGCAGCTACAGCTGGAACAGGCGAAGTTTCCAACGCATACTTAACTTCGACCTTCACAACAAATTCTACTTTTCAATCAGCTCTTGCTAACACCAACGCATACATCGCTTCAGTTGAGTCTGAAATTGGAGCTGAGACAATTGATTACGGATTTATCACGTCCACAACGGATATAAATATAAACAGAGATTACGGTGGACTGACTTAATGGCGATCGAAGTAAAATTTCGCAGAGGCACAACTGCTCAACATTCATCTTTTACAGGTGCGAATGGCGAGATAACAGTTGACACAACTTTACAAACACTGATAGTTCACGACGGTGTAACTGCTGGTGGTACGCGCATTGCGAAATATTCCGACCTTGGTGCAGCTGCTAACCTAGAAGCTATTTCATCGAACTTAATACCATCAGCAAACGTAACATATGATCTTGGTACTACGGAAAAACGTTGGCGGGATCTTTATCTTTCTGGAACTACTATCAATCTCGGTAACACAGCGATTTCTGCTAATGTAACCACTGGTAGTTTAGAAATTGTACGTTCTGGGCAATCTAAACAGTATCTTTCTTTATCTACATTACCACCTTCCTCAGATACTACTGTAACCAATCTTAACACTGCCAATGTTGCGTCATTAATATTACAAAGTGCATTGGGAACCCAGTATGGCGGCACAGGTCTGACAAGTTTTACAAATGCTGGTGTATTATATGCTTCAAATACAACAGCTCTAAGTTTTGCAACAGGTTCTTCTGGGGATACATTGCAAATTAATGATTCAGGCGTCCCTGTTTTTGACGTTTTGGACGGAGGAACATTTTAGTTATGGAGATTTCTTTTGGAAGAATTAACCAAAGAAGAACAGTTTAATGTTTTGCTGGCGTTTCATCAGCAGGCGTCTGAGTATATTGCAACTCAGCAATCAAAAATTGAAGAACTCACAAAACACCTGATGATTGTGGAAAGCAAAAATAATATTTTGCAAAAAGAAATAGAACAGCTTGTTATTATAAATAAGCAATACAAACAAAAGGAAGAACGGGAAAAGTTTCAAAGAATGTCAGCCAAAGATTTATCTTCTTCGAAACCTAGAGAAGAACCTAAACCAGAGGTTGTACAGACAAAATATAAAACCGTGAAAGGTTTTAACTTGAAAGAGGGAAGAAAATTGAAATGATTCCCCTTCTATTATTCAAGGAGATATAAAAAATGGCTGCAACAATTAAAATCAAGCGGAGTAATACTCCAGGTGCCGTTCCCTCAGGGGGTTCGCTGGCAGCTGGTGAATTGGCTGTTAACTTATCTGACCTGGTTATCTTTTCGTCATCGGACGGTTCGGATATTGTACGACTTTCTGATTCTGCTCTTGCAAATACTAACTCGGCGATCAGTCAGCTTAATACAAACCTGACTTCGACTAACACTGCTCTGCGCACTCTGATTAGCGATCGGTTGCAGGTTGCCAACGCAGCTGCTACTTATCAAACAATTGCAATCGAGCGTGCCGCTCTCGCCAACACGAACTCTTACATTGCTTCTGTTTCTTCGGCAGAAAGATCTGCTCTCGCTAACACAAACTCTTATATCGCATCTGTTCAAACTGATGTTGATAATAATGAGGCGGCTGAACGAGCAGCTCTTGCAAATACTAACTCGGCGATCAGTCAGCTTAATACAAACCTGACTTCAACAAATACCGCAATTCGCTCTCTTGTTTCTACGCAGACTGCTCGGGTCGATCTTGTAAATACAAATCTGACCTCAACCAATACAGCACTGAGAACACTTATTAGTGATCGGTTGCAGGTAGCAAATGCAGCAGCAGAGTATCAAACAATTGCAATCGAGCGTGCCGCTCTCGCCAACACGAACTCCTACATTGCTACAAAGGCAGATTCAGCAAGCCCGGCAACGAGTGGTGTGTTTACTCACACTGGTCGAGCGACGATCAGTACGAACCTGACAGTTTCTGGTAATACACATATCGACGGAAACTTGACAGTCGAAGGTGGCGTTACTTATATTTCAACAAGCACTCTGAACGTCGATGATACAATGATCAAGCTCGCTGCAAACAATGCAGCAGATACGGTCGACTCGGGTGTTTATGGTAAATATGTAATCAGTGGAAATAGTGCTGTCAAATACAGCGGATATTTCCGAGATGCAACAGACGGTATTTTCAAATTCTATGAAGATTTGGATACTGAACCAACAACAACAGTTAATACTTCTGATAACAATTATAATTTGGCTCAACTCGATGCAATTATTGACGGTGGTACATACTAGCGTCTTTTGTGATAGATATATAAAACTGTGGGGACAAGTGTTTCCCCACAGTGTCCTTTATAGGAGTTTACATTAAATGGCTTCGACCATTCGGATCAAGCGCAGCAACGTCGCAGGCAATAAGCCGACAACCTCAAACATTGAGCTGGGAGAACTTGCGCTTAATACGAAAGATCAAAAACTATATTCTTCGAATGGTAGTGTTATTTTTGAAATGGCGAACGCGAGTGCGCTTGCTAATACAAACTCCGGAATCAGTAATCTCAACACAAATCTAACTTCAACAAATACAGCTCTTAGAACACTCATCAGTGATCGAATTCAAGTTGCTAATGTTGTCGCTGCATATCAGCCTTTGCTACTAGCAAGAGGGCAACTGAAATTCTACGATAGTGACAATTCTAATTATATTGCATTCAGAGCACCAACTGCAGTTACTACTGATTATGTTTGGACACTCCCCTCAGCCGACGGAAGTTCTGGTCAGGTTCTACAAACAGATGGCGCTGGTAATTTATCATTTGCAGCTGCAGGTGCTGGCGGCGCTGCTTCTGGTTTTCAAGACAGCACGATTTCTACTGCTCCAGGTGCATCTGGCGATTTCGATCTAAGTTTTAACAGCGCACAAACAATTCAAGAAACGCCATTCGAAACTACTGGTACTGATGCGTTTGGTGTTAGTTTGGGTGCAGTTTATACTTGCATGGAACCTGTTGGAAGTATAATTACCGTCGATTATGGCGACGGTGAAGCATATGTTGGCGCATAAGGAGATAAAATAGATGCCTACAGTATTACAATTTAGACGTGGAACAGAAGCTCAGAATGATGCATTTGTTGGAGCTATAACAGAAATCACGTATGATACTACAAACAACAGAATGCGTCTTCATGATGGTTCAACTGCTGGTGGTTTAAAAATAACAACTGTTGCAGATGTAGCACTCGCAAACACCAACTCAGCAATCAGCAATTTAAACACCAATCTGACAGGTACAAACACAGCGATTCGCTCACTCGTTTCTACACAAACGACCAGAGTAGATCTTGTAAATACAAACCTGACCTCAACAAATACCGCACTCAGGACGTTGATTAGTGATAGAGCGCAGGTCGCAAACGTGGCTGCGCTCGCTGCTCTCGCCAACACAAACTCTTATATCGCATCTGTTCAAACTGATGTTGATAATAATGAGGCGACAGAGCGTGCCGCTCTAGCGAACACGAATGCATATATTGCCACGATGTTACCGAAAGCTGGCGGTCAGATGACTGGCAATATTACGTTCAGTGGATCTCAGACAGTTGATGGTCGCGACTTATCGGCAGATGGTTCAAAACTAGACGGCATCGAGTCTGGTGCTACTGCTGATCAATCTGCATCAGAAATCTTAACTCTTATCAAAACTGTAGACGGTGCTGGATCGGGTCTAGACGCCGACTTGCTAGACGGTCAATCATCTGCCTACTACGCTGTCGCCGCTACTGAAAATTCAAGACTTGCGAATACTAATACATATATCGCAACCAAAGCCAATATCGCTTCACCAACATTCACTGGTGTTCCTGCTGCTCCGACTGCTGCAGCTGCAACGAACACAACTCAAATTGCTACAACTGCATTTGTAAGAACTGAAGTTTCGAATCTTGTAGCTTCAGCACCATCGACTCTTGATACACTAAATGAGTTGGCTGCTGCACTTGGCGATGATCCAAACTTTGCTACAACTATTGCCTCAACTTATCAGACAATTTCGACATCTAAAGCATACCTTGCTAACACGAATGCTTACATTGCTACAATGTTGCCGAAAGCTGGCGGTCAGATGACTGGTAACATTACATTCAGCGGAGCTCAAACGGTTGATGGTCGCGACTTATCGGCTGATGGATCGAAACTTGATGGAATAGAGTCGGGCGCTACTGCTGATCAAACAGCAGCAGAAATCCTAACAGCTATTAAGACTGTCGATGGTGCTGGATCTGGATTAGACGCAGACTTACTCGACGGTCAATCTTCAGCATACTACGCTGTGGCTGCTACTGAAAATTCAAGACTTGCAAACACGAATACTTATATTGCTACGATGCTACCAAAAGCTGGTGGTCAAATGACTGGCAATATCACGATGTCTGGTGCCCAAACAGTCGACGGTCGTGACTTATCGGTTGACGGAGCAAAACTGGATGGAATCGAAGCTGGTGCAACTGCTGATCAGTCTGCCTCAGAAATTCTTACTCTTATTAAGACTGTAGACGGTGCTGGTTCTGGTCTAGACGCAGACTTACTTGATGGCGTTTCTTCTGCATCATTCTTGCGCAGCGACGCAAGTGATAGTTTCACCAGCGGCACTTTGACTGTCGGCGGCACAGCACTAGATGTTAACGTGAATATGACTGCAGCTGGTAATATTACTATGGACGGCAGTTCTAAAACGCTGACTCTAAACAATAACTCACTCGATGAGTTTACAGAAACTCATAAAGCACTCGCGAACTCTGGTACTGCGATCACACTCGATACCAGTGACAACAACCAACTATATACATTGACAGGGAACTGTACTTTCACGCTTCCTGCGTTGTCAACATATCCAACTAATACAATCAAATCTATCACTTTGGTTGTGAAACAGGATGGAACAGGTGGTAGAACTGTTGGATTCTCAGCGACTGATGGATTTTCAATCAACAATTCTGCCTCTGTGCCTGCTCCAAGCTCAGGTGCAAATAAAGTTTCTATGTACACTTGCCTTGGTATTAGGGCTCTTTCAGAGTGGTTTATTTCACTCTCTTACATTGATGATTAAGAAAGGATTTTAGAATGGATAAAGAACATGCTATTGCTATGATTAACGTGATTGATGTGTGTGCCAAACGAGGTGCATTTGAAGGACCAGAACTTGGCAGGATTGCTACTTTGCGTGCTATTCTCGAAACGGAGGCTCAGCCGCCAAAACAAATCGAAGAGCCGCAAGAGCAACCAGCAGCCAACGAATTATAAATAATCGTGAATTTTAGATAACAGGAGATATTTATGAGCGATATTGAACAAGCGATTGCGGCTGCTAAAGACGGGAATGCTTCTGAATTCCAGTCACATATACAGTCTGCTCTCATGGATCGTTTAGGTGACGCGATCGATGCGAGAAAGACGCAAGTTGCTGCTTCATATCTCCAGCCTGAAGAAGAACCCGAGGAAATCGAGGTTGAAGTAGACGAACCAGAAGCAGAGGAAATAGAATCTGATGTCTAAATCTTTTTCTGAGCTAGTTGAGCAGCTCAATAAACGCTCTATCCAGGAAAAACGATCTGAAGCAGACGATCCGTATTCCAAGGATCCGCAAGAAGACGAGTCCAAGGAGCTGAAGCCACGTGCTAAAGGTGAGCGTGATTTCAAAGATGCTCATAAAGTTGATAAGAAGGCACATGTTGCTGCAAGTGACGATGTGTTTACTGGATCAACCAAGCCTGGTGGACCACACAAAGGTCACGAAAAAGCTGGCGAGCCTATTACAAAGCAAGGTTCAAGCGACATCAAAGTAACTCATGACGGTTCAAAAACTCCTGATAAGAGCAAAGCCATTCCGAAACGATTTGGTGATCTTCGAGTTGTAAATCCTATCAAAGAAAGCGTTGATCTGGAAGAAACTGCGTTTCAAGATATTCAGAAAATCGCTAAGTCGAAACGCGAGGGTCGTGTAAAGTTTGCAACTGGTCGATACGAATCGGTTGATCCGGAAATAGCATCAGCACTTGTTTCTGCTCATGGAAAACTAAACTCTGCAAACAAACAAAAGTTTGAACAAACCGTCAACAAAGATTTTACAGGAATGATGAAGATGGTTGATTTTGCTATGAGCAAGAAATAGGAGTTTTTAGATGATTCGACCAATCGCAAATACAATAACTCTTTCTTCAAATAATAACGTAACATTAGCGACAGCCATGCTTGTTGTCAACTCTGGGTCGACTGATCGTACTTTGATTGTTGCAAATACAGTCAGCCCTGTAAATGGAGGCGGTATTTATGAAGGAACAGGAAATGGTTTTGGTGCACATGCTGAGGTTTATATAAACTCTGGTGAGCATATCGTAGTTTATAAACGAAGCACCGATTTAGCTGTTTGTGCGGATGGTTCTAACGATTTAAAAGCAACGAAAGTCGCGACAGGAGCAGACTAATGAAACTGATTTGCGAAGTCAATGAAGACATCGAATGCCTCGTTGAAGAGGACCTCAATGAAGAAGGAAAGAAAAACTACTTCATTGAAGGTGTTTTCATGCAAGGTGCTATCAAGAACAAAAACGGTCGAGTCTATCCCGTTGAAGTTCTCAAGAAAGAAGTCGATCGTTACAATAAACAATACATTGCGGAAAACCGTGCTTATGGTGAACTCGGTCATCCGCAAGGTCCAACGATCAATCTCGAGCGTGTTTCACACATGATCAAAGAGTTGCGTCAGGAAGGCGACAACTTTATCGGAAAAGCAAAGATCATGGACACGCCATATGGAAATATTGTAAAGAACCTAATGAGCGAGGGTGCGAAACTTGGTGTTTCCTCTCGTGGTATGGGTACTCTTACGAAGAAAGGCGATTCTATGGAAGTCGGAAATGACTTTCATTTAGCAACTGCTGGAGATATTGTCGCCGATCCTTCTGCGCCACAGGCGTTTGTTGAAGGGATCATGGAAGGCAAAGAATGGGTTTGGGATAACGGCATACTTCAAGAAGTTGATGTCGAACAAGCTAAACAACAAATCGAAGAAGCTGCATCTGCTAGACGTACAGAAGCAGAAGTTCTTAAGGTTTTCGAAAAATTATTGAAAGGTCTATAAGGTCCAATTTTATAAATAGAACGTCAACAAATTTCAATGAGGAAATTGGGAGATAGAAATATGTCTGAAGAACTAGAAAACATCGTTGACGATGAAGTTCTCGAAGGTGCTGATGAAAGCATCGAAGAGGCGAAAGCATCGTTTGGCGATCCTTCTGAAGTTCCTGAGCCAGTAGCAAAGACTGCGAAAGCTCCAGGAAAGTCAAAAAATCAGGGCGACAAATCTGCTCCGATGCAAGGCTCCTCTCAGAAACCAACTACCAAAATGGCTATGCTTAATGCTGCTATGCAGTACATGGGCGGTATGAAAAAAGATGATCTTCAAGCTATGATGTCGAAAGCTGGTATGTATGGTGAGGAAGTCGAAGCTGAGGAAGAAGTAGAAGAAATCGCCGAAAAGAAACAACTCGAAAAAGTAACTCGGGAAGATTTTGACATCTCTGAAGATGTTGCAGCAATCTTTGCTGGTTCCGAAGTTTCTGAAGAGTTCGTAGCGAAAGCAACTGAAATCTTTGAAACAGCTGTCGTTGCTAAAGTCAACGAAAAGCTCGACGAAGTTGCTCAAGTTGCTGAGTCCGAACTTGCTGAGTCCACTGAAGTATTCAATAAAGAGCTTGTCGATAAAGTTGACAGCTATCTCGACTATGTTGTTGAGTCTTGGATGGAAGAAAACAAACTGGCAGTTGACAGCGGTTTGCGTGGCGAAATCGCCGAGTCTTTCATCAGCGGTCTCAAAGGTCTCTTCGAAGATCATTACATCGACATTCCTGAAGAGAAGGTTGATGTTGTAGAAGAACTTGCTAGCAAGGTTGAAGAGCTAGAAGCCAAACTCAACGAGTCGATTGAGGAAACAATTGAACTCAAGAAGAAAACCGAAGAGTTCGAGCGTGCTGTAATTTTTGCTGAAGAAATCGATGGTTTGACCGAAACTCAAATCGCTAAAATGGAATCACTTTCCGAAGCGATCGATTTCGAAAGCGAAGAAGATTTCCGTGATAGACTTCAAACGATCCGCGAAAACTATTTCAACGGTCCGAAAGAAGTGATCACCGAAACGGCTGGTTTTGATGACGAGCCAATTGAAATTGATGATGAGGAACCTGCGACCCCCAAGGGTGCCATGGGTGCCTATGTCGCAAGCATTTCACGACAAGTTAAGAAATAGCATTTTATAAATATTGTTTGAAATAATCTCGAAAGGAGAAGGAGAGTAAAATGTCTGATAACCTAATGGAAAAGTGGGGTCCTGTTCTTGATCATCCAGATCTGGATAAGATCAGCGATTCTCACAAACGCCACGTTGTCGCACAACTCTTGGAAAACCAAGAAGTGTCGGCTCGTGAGCAGGGCTATGGCTCTGGTGGATATTCTGCTCCAACACTACTCGGTGAGGCTGCACCTACGAACGCGATGGGTGCTTCTTCCTCAACGGCTGGTGATGGCAGCGTCGATATCTTTGACCCAGTTCTAATCAGCCTCGTTCGTCGTTCTATGCCAAACCTGATCGCCTATGATGTATGCGGCGTTCAGCCAATGACTGGTCCGACTGGTCTAATCTTTGCGCTTCGTTCACGCTACAGCAGCCAGTCTGGCACTGAAGCTCTGTTCGACGAAGCCAATACCACGTTCTCACGCTCTGCTGCTGGTAACACAGCATCACAGTTCGTTGTTGCGAACTCAACTTCTGGTAAGTCCCAGACCAGCAACGATCCTACGACTCGTGCAGCCGATTCTGCTGTCACAGGGTATAGCGTTTCAACTGGTATGACGACTGCTCAGGCTGAAGCTCTGGGCGACGGAACGCAGAATGGGTTCCAAGAAATGGCGTTCAGCGTCGAGAAGGTTGCTGTCACGGCAGTTTCTCGTGCACTGAAAGCTGAGTACACCATGGAATTGGCTCAAGACCTCAAGGCAGTTCACGGTCTTGACGCTGAAACCGAACTCAGCAACATTCTGTCTGCTGAAATTCTTGCGGAAATCAACCGCGAAGTCATTCGCACGATCAACTATTCTGCGACTGCTGGTGCTCAGCAAAACGTCACTTCAGCTGGTACTTTCAACCTCGACACCGATTCAAACGGTCGTTGGATGGTTGAAAAGTTCAAGGGTCTGTTGTTCCAGATCGAGCGTGACGCCAACGAAATTGCGAAGGCAACTCGTCGGGGTAAAGGTAACGTCATGATTTGCAGCTCGGATGTTGCATCCGCTCTGTCAATGGCTGGCGTTCTCGATTACACCCCAGCAATGTCAACCAACCTCAATGTAGACGACACAGGTAACACCTTCGCTGGTGTCCTCAACGGTCGGATCCGTGTTTACATCGATCCATACTTCTCAACGTCTGCTGGTAACCAGTATTACACTCTCGGCTACAAGGGTTCAAGTGCCTTTGATGCTGGCTTGTTCTACTGCCCATACGTGCCTCTACAGATGGTGCGTGCGGTTGGTGAAAACACCTTCCAGCCAAAGATTGGCTTCAAGACTCGGTACGGTATGGTTGCGAATCCTTTCGCTTCAACCGATTCCGATGGCGCAATCGGTGGTTACGACGGAAACAAAGCCAACAAATACTATCGTTTGGTTGCAGTTTCCAACCTTATGTAATAAAAACCATAAGACGAGTACAAACTGGGGGAGGGCGAAAGGCTCTCCCCCTTTTTTTTTGTTTTCCATTTACATTTGATACTTTGTGAGCTATTATGAGTAATGTCACGAGGGGTCATAATATATTATAAATAGATTACATAACAGGATAGGCATATGAGTACACAAGA